CGACATCCTCGGCACAAGCACACCATATCACTGAGTGTTTCATATCTGTCTCTATATCAATGGTTAGCATTCTGTGTCCAAATCAATGTCGTGTACGGTTTTAAGGTCTAAGCGTTCGTGCAAGTCAAACACGCCATTAGAGTTTCTAATACATTCTAAACACTCGCTAATGTATTCTAAAGTATCGACGTTTCTTAGCGTGGCTTCGTAGTCTGTCAATAGTGTGTCACAAGCTAAGCACTTCATTTGCTGTCTCCTTTATCCCTGACAATCCATAGGCGATTTAGCATTGCAACCAACTCTGTGCATTTAGGACACAAAGCAGGCTCACTAAACCGAAGCCGTGCAGGACAAAGCCCACAAGATTTTTCTTTAGTCATCATAAACATTCCTCTTTAAGTTAAATGCGCCTTATATATTGCTTTTCACCTTATATGACACATAAAACACTTTAATGCGTCATATATGTTTCATTTCTACACTATAGTGCGCGTTCATCAAATACTGTCTCAACCATTCTACCAGTGTCTTTATCATACAGCAGATCAGCACACCTGCCTGTCTCGCCACTAAACCGATTCTTTAGGACACGCACAGTAGTGGTGTTTCGTGTAATCATGTCATCAGCCTGTCCATCACGTTCCAAACCTAACACTATATCACTAAGCTGTGCGATAGACGCACTGCCGCGCAATTGTGATAAGGACGTTGCTGCGCCTTCCTCGTGTCCCTTGCTCTCAGGTCTACGCAAATGACTAACGACAAACAACGCTATACCTGTTTCCTGCACAAGCATCCTCAGCTTGGTCATAATCTCATCTAAAGCCTTTCGCTCGTCTAAGTTAGCCTGCGCCGACACAACAATAGAGACGTGATCTAAGAAAATATAAGCACAGTCTAGAGCCTTAGCCATATAACGCACACGACCGACAATGTTATCTACATCAGTTGAACCAAAATGGTCTAACAGGTAGAGGCGGTCATTGGCTAGTGTCTTGTCAAAGGCTGCTCTGCGTTCCTCCTCAGTGCTTACCGTTGTTGGTAGGTGTAACTGCTTATTGGCTGCTAGAGACATAAGCGACAAGCCTGTCTTGCGTATGCTTTCCTCCAAGAACAACAGCCCAATGTTGTGACTAGACTTCTGCAACACCTGCCACACCACTTCACGGACGAACTGCGACTTACCTAAGCCACTGCCTGCCGTCACTGTGACAAGCTCAGCGGGTCTAATGCCGTAGGTCAGGTCGTTGATGCCATTGAATGGATAAGTAACCTCTGCAACCTCCATTGGCGTGTTGACTTCTTCCCACAGCGTAGACGCTAAAACTATACCGTCAGGTACGAACTTCTCAGCACCGTAGAAACGCTTAGTGAACACCTGCGAGTCGTTCTCAGCTAAATAGTCGCAGGCGTCTTTGTAGTCCTTGGCGTGCTTCATGATCTTAGCTTTACCGCCAAACAGCTGCCCAACCTCATCAGATGCCTTCACGCCTTGCTCGTCAGCGTCAAAGCAGACAACTATAGTCTCGAAGCTGTCTAACCATTCGTAGTGCTTTTTGCAGTCCTTTAACGCGCTGCCTGCGCCGTTGCGTATACTCACGACAGGGTATTGGCTGCCCATCATCTGATACGCCGCAAGCGCGTCATATTCACCCTCAGTGACAGTTATATACTTGCCGCCTTTGGAGAATAGTTGCTGCCCAAACAAGCCGCCACTAGCCCACGCGCCGCTAGTCTGAAAACGCTTGTCAGGGTAGCGAATCTTCGCTGCCACTGGTGAAGTTGGCTCTGTCGGCTCAAAATACGGATAAACAACCTGCCCACTCTTGATGACAACGCCATAGCTCTTCATCGTAGCAGCGCTCAGACCTCGCTCAGGGACGCCTACGAAGTTTTGTGTAGCAAGTAGGGCAAGAGTTGTGTCAAAGCCTTCAGAGCCTGTCAGCGGCTTCTCTGGCACTCTCACGGCTAGTGCTGTGCCGTCTCCTGTCGGTGGCGTGTATTTATTGCACGAATAGCAATAAGTGGAGCTGTTGTTGTTCAGTATTTTAGCGTCAGAGCTGCCGCAATCGTCACAGGGCAGTCTAGTCTCTACGATGTCACTCATATTGTACAACCTCTATTAATTGAATGGATATAAGCGGTAGCAGTAGCTCAAAGCCGGATACTGTCACTATTACCTCTTCGCCGTCCTCTGTCTCGCACAATAAGTCCTCGTGCGGCAACAGCGACAGGTCAAGTCCGAAGCCGTTACGTAGTACACTCGTTAATCGCCAACTCATAATAATAACCTCTTTACAGTTTGTTAAATCCGTGCTATGCTCCGATTGTCAGCGCCGCCGGTGAAGTCCCTACCGAGCAGCTGCTGCTATTGCTCTACTTACTCTTCCTCCTGTTCAGTCAATCTAATGTAAGCAGCCCAGTCGTCGTTAATCTCACCCTCAGCCAAGCGGTAAGCGTAGGACATTGCCATCCCTGCAAGCATCCTGCCGAGCTTCTCATAGTGAGCATTGACAACGCAAAAGGCTATCTCGCGCTCAATGTCTCTTGAGAGACGTTCGTTGCTAGGCAGTGCGTCAGGGCCGAGAGCTTCCCACAGCAACTGGGAATTGTTGCACAGTCTGTGTGCTGCTTCTTCTCTTGTGGCTTCTTCTAACACGCCTGTCTCGTGGTCTGACAGCATCAGGTCATCAGGTGGATCTAATAAGTGATTAAGCATTAGTTACAATCTCCAAGATTATGTCTGAATTGACTAGGTCACTGTACGGCTTTACTCCGAACTTGTCACCTACTTTTATAATAACTTGCTTCTCGTCATAATGGTCAGCGCACCAATGCGCTTCTTGTATTGCGTACTCTATCTGATCAAATATTGGCATTAGATGTTCGCTCCAGTGCTAGCTTGTACAAACCTTCGCCAAATGGGCCAAGGATTTCAACGAGCCTGTCAATGTCGCGCTGTGTCCCTTTACCGTACGGCTGAGAGCGTTTAAGCAACTTCTTCAGCTCCTGTGCTTGCTGTACTTTAAAAGCGCTGTCTGTGGTGCGTGCTAGTCCTGCTGATGGAAAGAACATTATAGGGTCACCTCCGGTGCTTTAATCTCAAATGTGAAGCCTAGCTCCTTAGCCTTGGCAATCTGCTCGCGTGTGAACGTCTTAGACCCTAACAGAGCCGCCAGTGACATGGCTACATCGTTCTCTGGGTAGATTCTGTCCTGTCCGTAGATGCTTCTAATTGTGACTGTTGCGTGTGTGTTCATAATATTAACTCCGAATGATTGTTATTTGGTTATTCTTTTCTGCCCATGCTCTACCGTCTGACAAGCGTATAAACTTGTAGCTGTGCGCCTTGCCTATCTCGATTGGCGTGTCTAATGGTAGCGCATATTGCCGCACAATGTAAGACGCTAATAACTCCTGCAGCACGTAGACAGCACTTAGAGAAGGATAAGCAATAGCGCCTAGTGTTGCCTGTTTAAACTTAACAGACTGCAGCAGCTTTGCAGGATTGCCGCGCCTATAGTCCTCTGGCTCTGGTAGCTTCTGGTTAAATTGCCACGACAATGTTGCGCTTAATTTATCACCTAACACTGATCGACCTCCTGTTATTTATTGAATGAGGCAAGGGCTAACAATACCAAGCCACTTACGGCTATTGCTAAGGCAACGCCAACCATGCCCGCCTCAGCAAGCTCTATAGGCATCGCAACGAACACGCACGCCCAACCTGTTAACGCTATGCCTATCTCTGCCCTGTGTGTCGCTTCTTGTGTTGTCATGCGTCTAACTCCTTTGGTTATAGTGTTGTGGCTGCAAGTATCGCAGCAATTACAATTAGTGCCGCGCCCACTAGCATCAACTCGCAGGCTTCTTTATCTGCCCTACGGTTGCGGCGGCGGCGTGTCATCAGCGCCTTGATTAGCCCTGTGACTGCTGTAGTGTGTCCGATAAGCGCTAGTGCGCCTGCAAATAATAACATCTTCAGCTCCTTAGTGTGCGTAGACGATTAGCGAGCCGCTGTCGCTTGTTGCTGCTAGGTAATCTTCTAGGTCGTCACTGTATTCGCTTGCGTACTCTTCTGCGCTCTCGTATTCTATGAAATCACAGCATAGCGCTATAACGTCAAGCTCCATCTCTTCATTGTGTGTGTCTTCTATCTCTTCTATGTACTCGAACAAGGCGCGCAAGCCTTCATAGGTAAAACTGTTGGGTCGTAGGTCTTGGAATGCTTTCTGGAAGTCGTAAAAATTAATTGTCTGTTTCATGGTTGTTGCTCCTTAGTTGTGAGCGCTTTGTTGCGCCAGTGATGTAAAGATAAGGCAACCCTAATTCATTGTCAACACTAATTAACAATTAATTTGCATCTTTATTTACAACCCTACTTGCTGCTTCCTTTGTTGCCTATATAGAAGGGAGAGGTTGCCTTGGTTGTCTGGTTTGTCTGTATAGGTACGCGCACGACCATACACACTTGTCAACCCTAGCAACATAGTAAAGCAATGACTTTATTATCTAGGCTGAGGCATTGACGCAACAATCGTGCCAACCCTGTCTATGCAACAATCATGCCAAGTCTGACGGTGCTGACTGCCATGCAAGAATCGTGCCAAGTCTGACTTCGCCGCTGCCTAGCAACTTCCGTGCCAACTCTGGCGGGGTTGTCAATTGAGACGGGGGGTCTATATTGCTGCGCTGCTGCTACAGTGGTAGGCTCTTAAACACAAAATAGTGCAATTTAACTAATAAAATAGCAAGAAAAGCTCCATAGTCAACCCTGTGCTATGTTACTGTATTAATTGAGGAAACAGCGGCGGCTGCGGAGACTAGTTAATAATGATAAATCCGCACCGTCATCTCTGTAGACATTACTGTAAATAATGCTTGACATTTGCTAAAAAGTATGGTATAAAACAACCCTGTTTACGAGTACACTCTATAGAGTCAACTGTCGTTACCTCCTATTGTACTCTTATTATGTTCCTAATGAGGACAAAACATATGTTGACATTTGTTATTATTATTTTGGTTACAGCAGCAGTTATCTCTTTAATCTATTTAGTTGATAGAGCGACTAAGCATTTAAAGGATATTGTTTAATGAGTGATATAGACACTGACGTAGCCAATATTGAGAAGCCAAAGCGCGGTAGACCTAAGAAGAGTAAAGTTACTGCGTTAAAAAAAGGTAATAGAGGTAAAGTAGGTCGTCCCAAAGGTGACGCTTCAGCGATTGAAGAGTATAAAGCTAGGATGTTAGCTAGTCCTAAGAGTCGTGAAGTAATGGACTCAATCTTTAATGCTGCGTTAGACGACGACCACAAGAATCAATCTGCTGCTTGGAAGTTAATTGTTGATAGAATTATGCCATTGTCCTATTTTGAGAAGGATAAGCTAAGTAACGGTAGAGCTGCTGTAAGCATCACTATCAACGGCATAGATTCAGATAACCCAATAACGATTGGCGAGACTATTGACGGAGAAGTAGAAGATGACGTTTAAATACTTTACGTTAGACGAGTTTGCCTGTAAACACACTGGCGAGAACAAAATAGAGCCTGAGTTTATACATAGGTTAGACGAGCTACGTGAGGCTTGTGCTTTTCCGTTTACCATCACTAGCGGCTATAGAGACGTTACACATCCTGCTGAAGCTCGTAAGAGTAAAGGTGGTGTACATACGACAGGTATAGCTGCTGACATTGCAGTAAGTAACGGTGTTGAACGAGCAACGATTATACGCAATGCCATAGAGTTAGGTTTTAACGGTATTGGTGTTGCTAAAGGTTTTATACACGTTGATACAAGGTCATTGCCACAAGTAGTTTGGACATATTAGATGTCTGCTACGCAAGACCTACAGATAAACCTGCTTCCGTGGCAACAGACGGTGTGGACAGATAAGTCTCGCTTTAAGGTTGTGGCAGCAGGTAGACGAACTGGTAAGACCAGATTAGCTGCGTCATTACTGCTTGTTAGGGCTTTATCGTCTAAGAACGGTAAAGTCTTTTACGTTGCGCCTACGCAAGGACAAGCTAGAGACGTTATCTGGGATATGTTGTTAGAGTTAGGGCAGGGTGTTATAGCCCATAGCCACGTTAACAATCTAACGCTTAAACTTATTAACGGCGCTACCATCTCGTTAAAGGGTTCAGACAGACCAGAGACAATGCGTGGTGTTAGTCTAAGCTACGTTGTACTAGATGAGTTTGCTGACTTTAAACCAGAAGTGTGGGAGTTGATC